AGCAGCCTTAAGAGCAGCTAAAGCATCAAGAATAGGTAAGATCGCTTTAGGTGTTGCAGCAGTAGGATTGACAGCAAAAGAATTTTTAAAAAGAAAATTAGAAAAAAGAAAAAGAATTCAAAAAGAAGAAACAGCTGTTAGAACGCTAAAAGAAGATATGGCTGTTCAAAAGTTAAAAGAAGGACTTCCAAAAAAAATGGGCGGTGGCATGATGCAAAGACCTATGATGGGTTACAAGTCAGGTAAGATGATCAAAGCAAAGTGTAAGCTAGGTAGAAACAAACCTACTAAATTGTACTAGGAGGGTTCATGGCCCTCAAAGAACTTTTCAAAAGAGGAATACAATCACTTCTTAAAAAGAAAAAAACTGATCCAGTATCAGGTGATACTCAAAAATTAATAACATACACAAAAGAAGCTAAGCAACTTCCAGCTAAACAATTAGCTAAACAAGATGCACAACTACCTGTCAAAGTAGATCGTAAGATTACTGATGATCTATTGATGGGTCAAGATAGACAACCTTTGTTTGGTTCATCTACATATGATTGGGTAATGAAAAAAGGACCAGGACAATACTCAGCTGATGATTGGATTAATCATTTAACTTCATCAAGAAAAGTAAATTTTAAAGTCTTTGGTAAAAACGCTACAAGAACAGAAAGAGGACCCAAGAGATTTACTTATGATAGAGGATCTAGGTTTGCTGGTAAGGAAGCTACTATCAATAAGGAAGAACTTTTTGATACTAACCTTGCAACCTTTGATGATCTTGGAAACATATCTGGTGGTTTGTTAGGTGCAGCTAAAAGATTCAATTTAAAATTATCAGCACAAGATATTGGTAATATGATTAAGATGAATCCTGCTAATAGATTAAAACCTGTTGAGTATGGGGGAGTATTTGATTCACCAAAAATTGATACAATCCTAAAAGGTGTTACAAGTAGAATTGATGATTTAAATAAAACAAGTCCAATGTTTGAACCCTACAAAATGATTAAAACAGATATACAAAGTTTACAAAGAGCTATTAAAAGCGGTGATCAAAACTCTATTAAAAATTCTTACGGACTTATAAAAAAAACAATAGATAATATAAAAGTAGAAGGTGGTTTAAATCAAAATCAACTAGTGCAATTAAATAGTATTAAAGGTGGCCTTGATGAGGTAGTCAGAATATCTAAAGGTGGCGGTGGTGTTAAACCTGTTAAATACGCAAACGAATCAAGTTACACTTTACCAGGCGGAACTAATTACCGTGAAACGGTGTTCGTTCTTGATGAACCTATCTTAGGTAATAGATCTGCAATGAGATCCACAGGTCATTACAGTGATTTAAACAATAATATTATGCACGTAAGGTACGATACAAGAATAACGCCTGACGGAAAAAAGGCTATGGTCATTCATGAAATACAATCTGATGCTAATCAAAGTATAGCTAAACAACTTACAGCCAAAGAAGCTTTTGCAGGAGAGCGAAGAATTAATCCTTTTCAAAAAGATATTGAAATGGATTTACTTGTAAACTCTAGAACTAAACTTTTAACAGATATGGATGATGCAATAGCTAAAAATCAGTTTAATAAATCAAGAGCTATCTCTGATGATTTAAGAAGTGTAAATAAACAAATTAACAATACATTTCAAAAAGCAGATTCATACGGGGGAAGACGTGAGAAGTTAGATTACTTTCCGTTACTAGACGCTGATGCTTATGGAGATTACTCACTGAAGTTTTTAATGAACAAAGCGGCTAAAGAAAAATTTGATTATGTTGCTGTTATGCCTTTTAATAAATTACATTTCAAACAAGGTTATAAAGCAGGTAATGAAAGATTTTATGGGTACCCATCTGGTAAGGGTATAGGTAATAAAGGTCAAGCTGTCATGCCACAACTTATGAAGAAAGCAGCAAGATTTCAAGATTCGAAAGCAGGAACAATTAAATTATCATTATCTGATCCAAAAAAACCTTATAAGATTGTTGATATGGACACGTTTAAATATCCTGATGGTGTTAACAAAGGTAAAACAATTAAAAGCCCAACACATACAGATGCTTACAAAGACCAAATAGAAGGAACAAAATTTATAGACGAGAGCAACCCAAACTTGTATTTTGATGCTTTTGCTATTGAAGTTAAACCTAATATGGCGTACACACAGAAACTCTATAAAGCTCAAGGTGGCTTAGTAGTGGATATGTTTAAAACCTTGTGATAAATTAGATTATGGCTGTAGAAAAGGAAATATCCGAAAACATCGTTGATGAAACTAAAGTAGAAGAAATTCAGGAACAACCTGAAGGTCTACCACCCGTTGTTGAAATTGAAGGTGAAGAAGCCGTTGAAGAAAATTTAGAAGATGATTTTGGTGCTAATCTTGCTGAAGAGATGGACGAAAGAGATCTTAAGCGTTTAGGACTAGAATTAATTGATGAATATAAGAAAGATAGAGAATCTAGAAAAGAATGGGAAGAAGGTTACACTAAAGGTTTAGATCTTCTTGGTGTTAAGTACAGAGAACAAACAAGACCTTTTAAAGGTGCATCAGGTGTCACTCATCCGTTATTAAGTGAGAGTGCTACAACTTTTCAAGCATCAGCATACAAAGAATTATTACCAGCAGATGGTCCAGTAAGAACACAGGTTATAGGATTAAGAACACCTGCCACCGAACAACAATCAGATCGTGTACAAGAATATCTAAACTACCTTCTTATGGATAAGATGGAAGACTACACAACTGATATGGATCAAATGTTATATTATCTTCCTTTATCAGGATCTACATTTAAAAAAATTTATTATGATGACTTTTTAAAAAGACCTGTTTCTAAATTTGTACCCGCAGAAGATTTAGTAGTGCCTTACTATGCATCAGATTTAAAAGATGCAGGAAGAATTACACACGTTATTAAAATGAGTGAAAATGATGTTGCTAAAAAAATGGCTGCAGGTTTTTACCGAGATATAGATTTACCTAATCCAAGTAATATACAAGATTCAGATCTACAACAGAAGATAGATGAACTTGATGGAGTTAAACCAGGATTTACAGATTACATACATACGGTTTTAGAAATGCATGTTGATCTAAATTTAGATGACTATGAGAATTTTGATAAAAGATCCAAAAAATCAATTAAAATCCCATACATTGTAACTATAGATGAAAGCTCAGGAGAAGTTTTATCTGTTTATAGAAACTATAGAGTTGATGATCAAAACTACACTAGAATAGAATACTTTGTACATTACAAATTTTTACCAGGTCTTGGTTTTTATGGTTTTGGTTTAATACACACTATCGGTGGACTATCTAGAGCCGCAACCGTTGCATTAAGACAATTGATTGATGCAGGTACTTTAAAAAATTTACCAGCAGGATTTAAGTCTAGAGGAATAAGAGTTAGAGATGACGACCAACCAATACAACCTGGAGAGTTTAGAGATGTAGATGCTCCTGGTGGTAATATCAGAGATCAGTTTTTTAATCTTCCATTTTCTGAACCAAGCACAACATTATTTAATTTATTAGGTTTCGTTGTACAAGCAGGTCAAAAATTTGCAGCCATTACAGATTCAGCTGTAGGTAATGATAGTCAAAATAGAGCAGTGGGGACTACAATTGCTATGATGGAAAGAGGATCAAGAGTAATGAGTGGTGTTCACAAAAGATGTTACTACGCTATGAGACTAGAATTTAAGATATTAGCTAGATTATGTGGAGAATACTTACCTGCTGAATATCCTTATGATGTTTATGGTGGTCCAAGAACAATTAAAAGTACAGACTTTGATAACAGAGTAGATGTGTTACCAGTAGCTGACCCGAACATTATGTCTATGGCTCAAAGAGTTACTTTAGCACAAACACAATTACAAATTGCTAGTTCTAATCCACAACTACACAATATTCACGAGGCTTATAGAAGAGTTTATGAAGCTTTAGGTACAAAACAAATAGAAACAATTTTAAAACCACCAGCTAAACAACCCGAACCTATGGATCCAGCTAAAGAAAATGCTAGAGCACTTCAAATGAAGTTGTTAACTGCTTTTGAATTTCAAGATCACGATGCTCACATAGCTGCACACTCAGCATTTATGGCATCAAGGATGGTACAAATAAATCCACAAGTTTATGCTTTATTGCAATCACACATATCTGATCATATTTCTTTTAAAGCAAGAATAGAAGTTGCACAACAAATGGCACAAGACCCACAATTAATGCAATTAAAAGAAACGAATCCTCAAGATTTTCAGATGAGATTTGATGCTGCAGTTGCAACAGCTGTTGCAGAGATAACTACAGAGTTAGTGAAAGAAGAAATAGAAGCAAGTAGAGCTAAGCAAGATCCATTGGTAAGAATTAAACAACAAGAAGTTGATTTAAAAGCAATGGACATGCAAAGAAAAGCAGAAGAAACTAAATTTAAACAAGAACAAGAAAACCAAAGAGAATCTGAGAAGTTAAACTTCCAATACGATAGACTTCAACAACAAGATCAGCAAGCTGATAACAGATTAGATATAGCTGAGAGAAAACTTGAAAAACAATAATGGTTTTAAATGGCAAGAACAGCAAGAGAAAAAAGAAAAGGACTTAGTGGAGGAAAAAAATACGGACCACCACCAAAAAGAGGACCAAACCCCCAAGGTATTACAATTCCCAATAAAAGAAAAAAGAGAATCTAATCAAGAAGCTTATTTCGCTGGAATAATTGATGGTGAGGGTTGTATAGCTTACGAAAAAACTAAAAAAGACTATTGGATACCTTCTATAGCAGTTGAAATGTCAGATAAAGACGTAATTGATAGATTAAAAGATTTTTTTGGCAAAGGATCCGTAGTTTATATAAAACCTAGGCAAAAACACCACAAAGACACTTGGAGATGGAGAATAAGAGGTAAGGGTGCAGTTGATATTTACTTCAAAATATATAATTATCTAAGTGACAGAAGAAAAAATAAAATTACAGAGGTATTAAAACGATATTGTGATGATGCTAATGCAAGAGATAAGTATAAAAAATTAGAAGGAGTATTAAAATGGCATGGTTCAGTTTAGCAAAGATTGCTTTACAAGCGGGGAGTAAAATTTACTCTAACCGCCAGAAGACTAAGATGGCTATGTCTGATGCACAATTAATGCATGCAGAAAAGATGGCTCGAGGTGAAGAAACTTACCAAGGTAAACTACTTGAAGCTAGACAAAACGATTATAAGGACGAATTTGTGCTCGTTATAATTTCGGCGCCCATCGTGGTGCTCATGTGGGCAGTAATGTCAGACGATCCAAGTGCAATGGAGAAGGTGCAGCTATTCTTTCAATATTTTAATGAGCTTCCAAAATGGTTTACAAATTTATGGGTGCTTGTAGTTGCAAGTATTTTTGGTATAAAAGGAACACAAATCTTTCGTAACGGTAAAAAATAAAGTTTGCATTTATTATCATAAATGCTAAAGATGTTTTATGATTGAAACCGATTCTGGTGAAAGTGAACTTTTAAAAAAATGGTCTAAAGATTTTGACTGCCAAGGTTATTATTCTTGTGAAATAGGAATAAGAAAAGGCGGAAGTTCCAAAATTATAATGGACAATGTAAAAAATAATTTTTTACATATAGGGGTTGATCCCTATGGGGATAGAATATACGAACATTTTGATAAAGGTACTGGTTTTAAACACGTGTCTGGTGTAAGCCCGACTTATCCTGATTCAATGAGAGATGAAATGTTAAAAGATTTTCAATCGTATTTAGATTCAGGTAAATTTTGTTTCCATAATATCACTGATACTGATTTTATGAAACATCGTGCTTATAATCATTCTAAATTTGCATTTGTAATGCTCGATGGACCACATACAACGAACCATGTTTTAACTGAAGCTGTGTGGTTTGCTAATAAATCAGCGCCTAGATGTAGAATAGTTTTTGATGATTGGTTTACATATAATATGCAATTAATCAGTGATGCTCTTAAATATTTTGGATTTGAAACAATAGAGTCAGGCAAAAACAAATGGCTGATGGAGAAAAATGGCAATTGATACAACATCGAACGATGTAATAAAAACTTTAATAAACAGACGAAGAGAGAGGTTAAAAGAAACTTTAGTGCGGGATGTTGACAATACTAACGACCTTTACTATATTAGAGGGCAAATCAAGTCACTTGATGACTTGCAACAAGACATAATAGACTTGTTAAAAAAACAGGAGCGATAACAAATGACAGAGTCCACGGAGAAACCGAAACGGACTGAGACATTGAAAAAAGCTTACAAAG